GCCCTGCGGCATCTCAGTGGGGGCTCAAACCCCAACATCGTAGCTAGCGGCTAGCCATAGAAGGCAGGCGGCCAGTCGATGGTATGTTCACCCGATGATTGCCACAGGGTGGACCAACAGCTGACAACGCGCGTAAGAGCGCGTGCATTGACCTCAACCGGATTGGGAAGGTCTGGGATGGTAACTGCTTCTAACAGAGCAGCCCAAAGATGGGCGTCAAGAGGGTTTTCCCCTCGAGAACGCTTCTCCCGGAGCCACAAGTATAACAGCACCTCCTCCCGTCCGGCCTCTTCAACCTCAGGACGAAGCTGAAGAGCTGTCTCGCGCGTGGTATTGAAGGTTAGCGATTGATGTCGCTTCCGGTATCTGAGGTATCCGTGCTGGTACAACCAGAACACAGGTGCCCACAGATGCGCCCGGGTGTCCTCGACCTTGGGACCATACAATGTGTCTTCGGGTCGAAGGTGTCCGAGTAACCACGTACGAGTCGTGTCCGCCATAGAAAATACGCGCGACACGCCCAGCAGAGAATTCGCGAGGTGAAATATATCACCCGCACAACTCGGCTGGTCAGTGAGAAAGATCGGTCGTACGTCGACTCCATACCAGAAGTCCCTGCCGCAGGATTCGCGAAAAGGGCCCTGGCTAAACGTCTTACTAGCGTTAACATTGAAACCCACCTCATGGAAGAGTGCAGTCAATTTTGTATAGGCTGCCGAAGGGATAATGATGTCATCGCCATAGACGCTAACGACCCCGGAGGGGTCGACTTCGTCGACGCACACTCGAGATAGCGCCCAGAAGAGGAGCGTCTCGAGGGGGAATGTGTATCCATTTCCCATGCTTGACCACTTCTCATACGGCCGTAGCACATCGCCCTCCGGGTCACGGTAGGACGACGAGCGTAAGTCGTACAGGAAGTCCATCCAGTCGGGTAGCCCGCGAAAGAGGTACCGTACAAGCTCTTCGGCGATTGTATCGCTGGCTGAGCTCAGGTCCACTGTTGCGATCCCGTCTCCAGTGAGCGAAGCCTGGAAGGCCAGCTCCTGATTTTTGCCCTGGTCGGATATATCGATCCCGATTCGGTGCAAGAGACGAGACATCACGAGGCCCGTACCAAGTTGTAGGTACATATTAAGCCTCGGTTCGATGGCTATACCGCGTAAGGTCCAAGCATTCTTCGGAACGAAAGTCAGCTTGTTGTGACCATGCCCAGGTAAGGTACGTATTCCGCCAGCTCCACGAAGGAGCCTCCCTAGGGCGGGGTCCAGAAGGACCAGATCCTGAACGTACCTGACGCAAGCCTCGCTAGCGGACCACGGACCCTCAGCCATTTTGTAGTAGGCCGAGGTTTTAGGACCGCTTAAACATAGCGAGGCCCCAGGACCATGCCTTGCCGAGTCTAGGATCGACTCATAAGAGCGGGAGAAAGGACCGAGCGTCTGCTCGATGAGGAGCGCAGCCTTATTAAGGATCGATGTGACCCAAAAGGGAAGGCTCCGCGACCTGAAGCGTTGGTTTACCTTCGCACAGGTCTCCTCAGCTGCACGGAATTTCGTTAGTGCAGCACTCTCCCTAGCAGCTTCATCGCCTTCGAAAGGGAATTTCGAAACAACGGCGACTATCTGCGCATTGGCAAGGTAGGTATCCGGATCCCCGTACAACTGTGGGGAGCCGGCTGTGTCGCAGGCCACCTTAATTGCCTCCAAATTCCCAGAGCGAATTGCCCCGGGTAACTGGAGGATCAACGGGTGTACCGTCTGCGAACAGTCCTGGATTAGGGCGGAAACCAAGCCAGCCAGACGGAATGGCTTGGTCAGCGTATACCGCTTAGGATGCGGCTTTTTGGCATTGCGCCGAGAGGAGTCCTTAGGCTTAGGCTTTGGGGACATACGCTATTGCTCCTATCTGTACGGACCGAGACCTAGATCTCGGGAGTCTGAGGGATCAGACCGGTCTGAATGGAACCCATGAGGGTCGTGTCGCCGACCAACGCCTGCAGGACATCGATTGCGTCGTCCATGACGGTTGACGCATTGTTCTGCGGGTCGCGGAAGGTGATATCGATGAGGGTGTTACGATCGTTCGGAACGTCATCAGTGGCGTCCCCATTGACGATCTTGACCTCCATCGAGAGGACCCCGGGGTCGACCCCGTTGCGGACAGGAGCCCGCCTTGCGAAGATCACGAGCCGCGGCACTTTGGAAGTGTGCGACGGCCTGGCATACGTGGCTTTGTTCTCAGCGGAAGAGTAACGAGTCCACGTCTCGGGCACCGAGTTTACGGTGATAGACATATCGGCCAACTCCAGTTAGCATGTCAGGATGATGTGCATAGGGAGAGGAAAGCCGCGCCAGGATACATCAGGTTTCGGACCGACCACAGCGGACATTGACGTCCCGTGCAGAAGGTCTACCTGGTGTAAGAACTGATCACGAAGATCTCCCCAAAGGGGCCACACGTCGTCACGGAAGTTCTGACGTGAAGGAAGTGACGCTCTTTCACCCGACTGCTCGCGGTAACGCGAGTGCCAGATGCAGAGGGTGCACCAGCAGTAAAGCTGGTACTCCTGCTCAACAAGAGGGTGTTGAAACCGCTCCATGATGAGTGGATATTGCGTCATTAGAGGCTCCTTTCTCGGCATGATGCCGAAGTTCTACACACGGATGGGTGTTGCGCGCTTCTCAGCGCCTGCCCCCAAGGAGCTTGATGACTTTGCTCTTAGATGTTATCAAGAGAGCTAGGCCGTCAACTACCTTGCCGGGGGATAGGTCCACATTAACGTGTGGAAGTTGAGGTTCAATCGCGCTGTCAGGGGACCGACTGTAGTTCCGTACGAAGCCTTGGATATCGTTACCCGAGGCCGACGCGGAAGTATAACTAGAACCTGACCGGATTGTCAGGTCAACAGTCGGAGGACCGTATTGCGTGATCAGTGTACGAGATTTCCATGCTTGGGGGCTGTCAAAGCCTACGCGCGGGGAAAACGCTTGAAGCGTTTCGCCCACGTTGATAAACCAGTCCACCACGAACGACCAAGGGATAATCTCCCAGCCGGTCATGATAGGGCTGAAACCAACGTTGGGTGTAGAGAGGTTAATCTCAAAAAGTACACCCCTGCGTTCTATCCACTCGACGGTCACTGGGTATTTCAACTCCCAGTATAAGTTGTTACCGCCGGTGGACAGTGTGGAGGTTGCGGTACCATGGTAGGTACCTCTGGCCTCCGCAAAGCCCCTCGATCGCAGAGCACCATGATTCGCGACTGCACGACACAAGGACTGTATGTCGTAGTAGACGAGTCTCCAGCCATACCGGCTCTCGAGCCATAAGCTGGAAAAGACTTCCGCGGCGTTCTTCAGGCGTTTTAAACCCGCTTTCCGCCGCGCGCGATGGGCCAGTTTCTCCTGATACTGGGCCAACCTCACTGCAGCCATATCGAACAGTTCTGCGGTCTTCCGCAGCTCTGCCAACGTGGTGAGCAGATCCAAGTCCGGGCTCTTCGCCCGGGCTAGCGCCCTTACCCGCAAATCGCGATCAGCGTATGCGGAGTCATAGAGCGCTTCCGCCGGAGGATCCGGTGGAAGGTTATCGAGGTTAAATCCTATAGGCCATTGCCCGCCCACAGTGTAGCTCGGGTTCGCCGAGGCGCTGTAAGTGGACACGGTCATAAGGAGGTGCTTAACAGTCTGTGTCATTCCGTTTATGGGTAGGAGTTTCCCAGCCTTCGTTTTACGGAAGAAACCTGGGGTCAGTGTATCCGCCATCCACTCGCCGGTTTTCGCCGACGTGTAGTTAAACGGCCACTGATTTCCATTGGAATCGTAACACAGCCCTGAGGCCGTGTTGGATGACACATTCTGACTGCGTTCACGTGAAGACATAGCATGGATACCTACGATGTAGCTCGAACAAGAGACCTCCCGCTTCGGCCGGAGTTAGCTCTTACCGCAGGCTAGGTCAGTGACCTAGAAGGGAGCCCCGCGAGG